CGGCGACTCCTCAGCCATGGCCGAGTGGCGCACCGACGCAGGTGGTGGACTGCTCGCTACCGGCGTAGGTGGCCCGCTGACAGGCCACGGCATCTCGGGCGTGCTGGTCGTCGATGACCCGTACAAGAACCGCGAGGAGGCCGACAGCGCGCTTGTACGGGGCAAGATTCGCGACTGGTGGACAAGCGCCGCTCTCACGCGCGTGCACCCAGGCGCGAGCATCATCGTATGCCACACGAGGTGGCATCCTGACGACCTCATCGGAGAGCTCGCCCGACAAGAGAGTCAAGCGTGGGAGGTGATCAACCTTCCGGCGCTCGACGACGAGGGCAAGAGCCTCTGGTACAAGCGTCCGCCCAAGTTTCTCGAGCGCGTGCGCCGTGACGTTGGCGAGCACGACTGGTGGGCGCTCTACATGGGTAGCCCGCGACCTCGAGGCGGGCAGCTGTTCTCGGGCGTGTCCTTCTACGACAAGCTCCCCGAGACATATCGCGTGAGCATCGGCATCGATCTCGCGTACAGCGAAAGCAGCTACGCTGACTACAGCGTCGCGGTGGTCATGGCGCACAATGCGCAGCTTGACGCCTGGTACGTGCTCGACGTGCGACGCATGCAAGCCAAGGCGACCGAGTTTGCCGCGACGCTGCGTGAGCTCACCGAGCGCTTCCCAGGTGCCAAGCTGTATGGCTACATCGGCGGCACCGAGAAGGGCACGGTCGACTTTCTGCGCCGCGAGGGCATCCCGTTTCGGCCCGATCCGGCTAAGATGGACAAGCTCTCACGAGCGACCTCGACCGCGGCGGCGTGGTCAAGCCAACGCGTGCACGTGCCGCGTGAGGCGCCGTGGTTGCGAGACTTCGTCGACGAGGTCTGTAGCTTCACAGGCATCAAAGACCGACACGATGACCAGGTCGACGCGTTCGTTGCAGCGTTCGACGCACTACACACCAAGGCCTACCGCGCCACCGGCTTCTCCGATGGCTCGTTTGACTGGGGATGAACCATGCGCCCGAAGATTGTCACCATCACCGCCACCAGCCCGAGCTCGGCTTCGCCCAACGTGGCGAGCACCGGCATCGTTGGTGGCCTGTCTGGCTTCGATGCGCTCACCATCATCGGCAACTTGCAAGGCGGCACGGGTGGCACGCTCGACGTGTACCTGCAGACCTCGTACGACGGCGGCACGACCTGGTATGACTACGCGCACTTCCCGCAACTGAGCGCGGGCGCTGCCGCATCGCTTCGTGCGTATCAGGTCAACCGCACCACGGCTGTGACCGCTGCGACCACGATCGGCTCTGGCCTCAACGCCGCGCTCGCCGCTGACACCATCCTCGGTGGTGCGTGGGGCGACATGATGCGCCTGCTGTTCGACGGTGGAACCGGCACGAGCGCCGGTGCTTCGCAGTCCGTCACGATCATTGGTCAGGCGATCACGCGCTGATGCACGGACTCTACGCCACCAACATCGCAGGCTTTACGCAGGCCGAGCGACTTGCGCAACAGTGGCTATCGCCGCGGTATCGCAAGCTCGACAGGCTCGAGCGCTACGTCGTTGGCGAGCAGTACGAAGGCCTCCCCGACTTCTTCAACCCGAAGCAAGACGTGCCGCTCATGGAGCGCGCGCCCAATATCGTGCACTCCATCGTGGAGGCATCGATTCGGCAGCACTGCGACTTTGCGCTCGGCGAGGGTCGATTCCCTGGCATCAGCGCCGCCGCAGACGATGACGAGCGGCTACTCGGCGAGGGTATGCCCGACGAGATGGCGCAGCTCTACGAGGCATGGTTGCGGCTGCTCATGCGGCACGCCTGCTTCCCCGAGGCATGCGTCGATGCGCTAGCCAACGCCGAAGCATGCGGCACGGCGGTCTCCGTGGTCGCGCTCGTCAACGGCTGCCCTGCGATTCACACCCTGCGCGCAAAGTGGTGTCAGCCAGAGTTTGACGACAGCGGCTCGACCATCAAGGCGCTCGAGGTGCAATACCCGTTCTTTTCGTATGAGAAGAGCGACCAAGGCCAGTGGATGGTCTACGCCAAGCTCTACCGGCGTCGCATCGATGAGACGCGCGACGTGGTCTACAAGCCAATAGACATGATGCAGATGGGCCTCGGCCAGATTGACTGGCAAGAGGACGCGGCCAAGAGCGTGACCCACAACCTCGGGTTTTGCCCGGTGGTTTCGTACAAGCTGCGTTCGAGCTACGAGCACGCGAGCGACCTCGACGGCTACCCGATCCACGGCACGCAGCTCGACGAGCTCGACGCGCTGAACTACTCGCTCTCGCAGCGTGGGCGCGCGGCCATCTATAGCGGCGACCCGCAGGCATACGAGACGGGCGTGGACCCGCAAGCGCCACCAGCTGGTGGCATGGGCCGCGCTGCGATCGTCCCCGCAAAGGATGGCAGCGGATACGTGTTCGGCTCGACCACCGGTGGCAGGCCAGCGCGCAAAAAAGGCGCCGGCACGGTGTGGAGCTACGAGAACCCAGAGGCCAAGGTCGGCCTGCTATCGCTCCCAGGTGATGCGCTCAACAGCATCAGCGACCACGTCGCCGACATCTGCGACAAGATCGGCGAGGTGCTTGGCTACACCAAGGCAAGCCCCGAGACGGTCAAGGGCGCCATCAGCGGCAAGGCGCTTGCGTTTCTCTACCATCGCACCACGAGCTTCGTGGACGGCCTGCGGCAAGACTTCTGGCACGGGTGGATGTGCCCGGTCCTCAACCTGCTGAACCGCGTTGTGCACACGCAGGAGAAGCGCACGCCAGGCTCGGTCTACGTGCACGGCGTGCGGCGCGTGATGCCGATCCTCGACACCTTCACGGTCGACGTGGCAGGCGTGCAAATCTGGATGCCACCGCGGCTCCGCGCACGTTGGGGCCACTACTTCGGGCTCACCGCACAGGACGAGGCCGAGGTCGTGCGCATGACTGTCGACGCCTACAACGCCCAGGTGATTCCGCTGCGCCTCGCGCTCGAGAAGCTGCAAAACATCTACCCGCACGACGACAGCGAGAAGTTGTCTGAAGAGATGGAGCACGAGCTCACCGAGCAAGCCATGCACGAGGCCGCCGCGGTGGCCAAGCAAAACGCCAAGGCACTCGAGGCAGGCGCCGATGACGAGGCACCTGATAGCGAGCCACCGAGCGAGCCTGGTGGATCTCCGTCGAGCGTGCCTGGTGCGCCACCAAGCGAGCCAGGTGCACCGCCGTCGAGCAAGCCTGGCGAGGATGACGACGAGCCCATCCCGAGCACGCAACGGCCCGAGACGCTGGGCAGCAAGCGCCGTCGTGCGCGATGATCTCCGATCGCGAGGCAGCGCGAATAGCGCAACCGATTCTCGCAGCTGAAGAAGAGACGCTGCTGGGCGCAGAGCAAGAGCTCACAGCGATCGTCAAACAGTACGAGGTGACTCGGCGCGACACGCCCGAGACCGCAAAGGCCAAGATTGACCGCGCGGCCAAAGTCGCAGCGGTTGCCTTGCTTGCCTATCTGCTGCTTCGTCGGCGCAGCTCGAGCAGAGCTGGCATCGATGCAGCACAGCGCAACCTCACCGGCATCGGTCTCGCCAGCGCCGTCGTCGGAGGCATTCTAACTCGCGTGCGCATGGTGCCCACGGCGAGGCCTGAGACGCTGCTACGTCGCGCGGTCGCATCGGTGACTGACCGCTTCCGCCGCGTGGCGTTGACCCGCGTCGAGCCGTCTCGCATGGTCATTACACCATCTCGACCGATGCCATCACCTGGCACACCGTTCCGACCCATTGCACCGTTCCGACCAGTTCCCTCGCCTGGTGCAGTGGCAAAGCCAGACATGGCAGGCGCACTCGAACGAGCTCGCGAGGCTACCCAAGGCGGCGTCACTCGAATCGTCACGGTGGAGACGTGGGACCAGGCAAACGCGGAGATGCGACGCGCACAAGCTGTGGCCTCGGTGGTCGCGCCAGAGGCCATGCGTGAGTGGGTCGCAAAGCTCGACATGCGAACGTGTCCCGTGTGCCGATCCCTTGACGGCCAGCGCATTTCAGCCGATCAAGACTTTGACCTTGAGCCGCCTGTTCACCCGTATTGCAGATGCATGGTCATCCTCACGTACGGCGCAGGCACTCGCTAGCGAGGGACGACATGCACTGTGAATACTGCGACCTCGACACCATCGCAGGGGCGGCGATGGTGCAAGAGGGTGGCGCAATCAAGATCCTCGACTGCTGCACCAAGTGCGGCAAAGCGTACAAGACGCAGCGCTCTATCGACACGATGCCTGCTGAGCAGGCACAGGCAAAGCCAGCGGCGCAAGCGCCCAGTCAGCCTGCGAAGGTCGTAGCGCATCCATCGGCTAGCAGCTCAGCCATGGATCTGGCCGAACAGGCGCGCACTCGCTTGGCGCAGGTCGAGACCGA